GCTGTGCGATGCGCACACGACCATCCAGATCACGAGCGACGGCGGGACCACGTTCGAGACGATGATTGCAGCCTCCGCAGGCGGCCTCTACATCTCCGACGGGGCCAATGTCTACGCAGTCGGTGATGCGACCGGCGGTTCGGTGCATTATTCGCAGATCAACTAGAACGCGAGCTAGGCCCATTCCCTAGCGCTTCGCTCCAAGGGATGCGGGCCTGAAAGCCCATGTCCCTAACTCTTCAGGACTACATCGACCGCACGCAGCGGCTGCTGCACGATCCGAACGCCGATTTCTGGCCAATCTCGGACCTCATTAGCTACATCAACCAGGCCAGGGACCAGGTGACGCTGGACACCCAGGCCCTGCGCCGCATTGTCACGTACGCTCTGACGGCGGGCATCTCCAGCTATGATGCTGCGGTGGTGTTCGCCACCGTGGACCAAGTGCGCTCTGTGCTAGCCATAGTGGACATCTACGCCATATGGTCAACCGAGCGCTACAAGCTCAAAAACCGCGCCTACACGACGCTCAACAACGAGCTGCGCCCTTGGACCAACTACCAGACCTACGTCATAGGCTGGGCGCGCATGGGGCAGACTGGCGTGGTTGTAGGGCCGATCCCTGATCAGGCGTACTCAACTGAATGGGATCTGATCTACGCGCCCTTGGACTTGGTGCTTGTGACCGATGCGGAAGCCGACCTGGTGTACCCGCAGACGAACCCGGTACCGTACTATGCGGCCTATCTGGCGCGCATGTACGAAGAGGACGACAAAAAGGCGCAGCAAGCGCTCAATCTGTACCGCGCTAAAATCTCTGAATCACAAGCCAACTTCGTCACATTGGGCGGCGAAGAGGCTAGCGACACGGAGGGGTTCTAGAATGGCCATCAACGACTACCAATGCCCGGAGCACGGCGTATTCGAGGCGCACGGACCGCACTGCCCGCACTGCGGGGCGAAGTCGGAGATCATTCACTTGCGCGCGCCGGTGGTCGGCCACGACACGCGCAAATTCGTCGATCAACACGTCGAGAGAATGCTGGGTGAGTTCGGGCTTGGCGACCTGCCAAAGCAGATCGACTCGCGGGAGAAAGTGACCGAAGTCAGGCGGCTGCATTCTTCGGCCAGTACGCCACTGCCACAAGCCCCCGGCACGGCTCCGCCTGGGCAGATCAGCGTTCCCGTGCCGAACGTTGCCTCACTCGGGGCGGCCAGCGAGGCAGGCAATCAGGCGTTTGCCAGTATCCAGGGCGGCCGCGCCGATCCGGTATCTAGAGAGGTGTCGAGGGCGCGCTCCGCAGGCACGCGCAGGCCGCCGGTGTCGGTCGCCATTTCGGATAAAAGATGAGAATACCGGACGCAGCAGCCTCTCGCAGTCGGTTCTTCCAGCGACTGACCGAGCAGTGCTTGGAGAGCCGCGACGAGCGCCGGTCTCGCTATGAGGGCTGGCGGAACTATTACCTGTTCGGTGCCGAGAGCGGCCGGGCGCGGTTCAACAAGCTTCGCAGCCACATCGAGGATGTTGCGAGCCTGCTATTCGCGTCCGAGACGGTGCGCTTTTCGGCGTCCTACGGAGCGAGGGCCGAACGGGGTCCGGCGTGGATGCTAGAGACGGCAGCGGAAGCGTTGCTGGACGTGTGGCACGACGACGCGATGGGTCTCACGTTCTCCGAAGCGCTTCCGTGGTCCTACGTATACGGCTCGATTATTCTTGCCCCTCGGTGGCGCAAGGGATCCGGCTTGCAGCTCTACACGATCTCGCCGGCGAACTTCGGAGTAGCGAACGAGCAGGTAACGCGCATCGACCGGCAAGAGGCGGTCTGCACGACCTATAGCGTGAGCGTGCCGGAGTTCATCCGCAACTTGCCGCCGGGCGCTGACGTAGAAAAGATCATGCGCCGGGTCTCGCGCAAGCCTCCTGATGGCGAGCAGGGGCCGGATGCAGCGGTGCCAGTGGTTTTGTCAAACCCAACTGGCTCGACGAACTACACGGGCGCCGTGACAAAGGACATGGGCTTCGATCCATACGAGCCGCGCGTTAGCGCCGACGTGATCGAAATGCGCGAGCTATGGGCGTGGGATGAATCCTGCGAAGACTGGCGCATCATCATCCAAGCGGCCCCGGATGTGTTCATCCTAGACCGCAAGAACCTTGTCAGTCCTGGTAGGATCGGGTTTCAGAACCTGACGCCGAACCCGATACCGGATTATTTCTGGGGCGCGAGCGAGATCGAGTTCCTATCCGGCTTGCAGTATTGGCGCAACAAACGTTTCGCGCAGTTGGACAAGCTCTTGCAGAGGCAGGAGAACCCGCCGCGCATCCTGAAGGGCTTCCAGGGGATCACTGACGAGAAGGCGGCGGCGCTCAGCAGGCCCGGCGCAACGCTCTCAAGCGTGCTTCCGGGAGCGGGCGTGCAGGAGCTCACTCCTAACGTGCCATCGGACGCGCTCGAAGAGATCTCGGCGCTCGATGCGATGTTCCAGCAGGAGAGCGGCATTTCCGGCGCGCTCTTTGGCGCGAACCCACCGAACATTCGCTCGCACTCACACGCGGCGGCATCGGCCATGCTTGCGAGCGCGAGGCCCAAGCGCAGGGCCATGAGGGTAGAGGGGTGCCTGAACGACCTGATGGCGCTGGTCGCTGACATCCTCAGACAGGAAGATGATACCGACTACAAGGGCGACGGCGGCGAGGCGATCAGATTTGGCGAGCTGCCAAAGTCGGTTCGGTTCAAGGTTGACGGGCACAGCTCGAGCCCGATCTTCGCGGCGCAGAATCAGATGGTGGTGACCGAGCTATTCGAGGCCGGGGCGATAGACGCCTACAGCCTTCTCGAAATGCTCAACCCGCCGATGATCGACACGCTCAAGGACCGGCTCAAGCAGAAGATGATTGCGGCGTCCAAGAATCCGCAGGAAGCTGCTGTCGAGGCGGCTGCGCATCGCAAGGCTGTCGGCAAGGGCCAGAAGGGGGCGTGATGCCGGCGCCGCAGCAACAGGACGCGCAGCAGCAGATCCAGAACTTCGCGCTCTCGACGTTTGGCGGGCTGGACACTTCGTCTGACCCGACAGCGATTGCGGACGAGGATTTCTCGTGGTTGTTCGACTACTTTCCAGTCGGCAACGGCTACCTGCCGGTCCTGTCCGGGCCGACTCAGTTTGCCACCGGCCTGGCAGCGTGCAACTGGCTTGACTACGCCAATCTCGGCGGCGTCGATTATGCGATCCATTGCGACACGGCAGGAAAGCTGTCGGCCGTAGACATTGCAACGGGCGTTGCGAGCACGATAGGGACGGGATTCACACCTGGCGGCTGTGAGTCAACGATGTGGTCGAATACGGATCTTCTGGTAATCGACTCTGCGCTTGGCTACGGATATTGGGACGGCGCCTCATTCACCGTCGTCGATGCGACCAACAAGGGCATATCCATTGCGGTGCATCAAGGGCGCGTTTGGATCGCCAGCGGCAGGGCGGTAGTCTTCAGCGCGCCCGGATCGTATACGGATTTCACGACAGTGAACGGCGGCGGAGCGTTCGCGATGAACGACCCGACGTTGCAGGGCAACATCATTGCGCTGTACGAGCGCGAGTCGATTCTGTACATCGTAGGCGCTACGTCGGTCAACACCATAGGCGACCTGACGGTGCCATCCGGATCGACGACTCCTGTATTCTCGAATTCCAACTTGCAGGCGAGTATCGGGACGCCTTACCTGCGAGCGCTCGCGGACTTGCAGCGGATCATATTCGTAGCGAGCAAGGCGGGCGTCTATGCGCTCTACGGCGTCAACGCGCCGAAGGTCTCCGACAAGCTCAACGGCATCCTCGGGCTATTCACAACGATCAACGGTCAGCTTCACTGCGGAGTAGGGAATTCTCTCAACCAGTTGATCTTCTGCATGCTTGGTACGCTGACGCATCCGAACTACACCGGACCGGCGATTGCGTGCTTCGTCAACAAGAAATGGTTCCTGTGCCAGCAAGGCGCCAATCTGACGGCGCTGTGCTCCGCCGTGGTTAACTCAATCCCTACGGTAATTGGGGCGGACTCCGCCGGAAAGCTGTACAAGCTGTTCACCGATACGGGCGCCACAATGCAGGCGCGGGCGGACACCAAGCTGTTCTCCTTCGACTCGCCAATCTACGACCATGAGATTATTCGCGGCGGGGTGCTGGTTGACTGGTCCAAGAACGATACCGGGGTGCTGGTAGCTATTACCGATACGGGGCAGCAATCGGCAACTCTATCAGTGAGCAATGCTCTGAGCTTCACCGGAGCGGGCGGCGCTGCGCTCTCGTTCACCGGGTCAGGCGGCAATCCGCTGACGTTCTTCTCCGTAGGAGCGGCGCTACTCAAGACTGGATTCTCTCTGCGCGGCAAGCACGTCGGCCTTTCCTACCGCATGACCGCGTGCGGCAATTGGGTGCGGGCCTTTCTGATGCAAGTCAGGAAGGCAACGGCATGGTAGCCGTCTTCGACCCGCGCAAGTTCGAGCGGTACGCTCTCGGGCTCACCATCGAGAGCCGCGACGTAGGTCTTGTGCGCTTCAAAATGCGCAAGGCCCAGGTGCGCGTGCTAAGGGGCATCACAGAGGCCCTAGAAGAAGACCGGCGAACGGTGGTGGTGCTCAAGTGCAGGCAGATAGGGCTATCCACCCTCGGGCTCGCGCTCGACCTGTATTGGGCGAAGGAACACCCCGGCATGCACGGGGCCCTGATTACCGACACGGATTCGAATCGCGAGAGCTTCCGCGTGACCCTTGACTCGATGCTCGGGGAGCAGGAGAAGGGCGACAAGAAGGTCCGCCACAACCGTGAGCATCTGGTCTTTCCGAATCGCTCGCGGCTCATCTATCAGGTGGCCGGGGTCAAGCAGGGCGGCACGCTCGCGCGCGGCAAGGGCCTGAACTACTGCCACGGAACGGAAGTGTCGAGCTGGGGCGACGCCAACGCGCTCGATTCTCTCATCGCGTCGTTTTCTCAGAAGCATCCGAACAGGCTGTACATGTTCGAGTCTACGGCTCGCGGGTTCAACATGTTCTACGACATGTGCCGCACGGCGCAGCGCTCGCGCTCGCAGTCCTTTGTGTTCGCTACGTGGTGGCACACGGACGAATTCCAGTTCGCTCCCGGCAGCGGCGAGTACCGGGTGTTCTCCAAAGAGCCTCCGAGCCCGACAGAAGCGGAATGGATGCGTGCCGTAAAGCTCATCTACAAGCACGATATTACGAAGGGGCAGCTTGCGTGGTGGCGCTGGATGATCGAGGACCAAGGATTCACGCCTGAGAACATGCAGGAGGAATATCCTTGCACGCATGAGACCGCCTTCCTGATGACCGGCGCGCAGTTCTTCTCGACGCCTAGCCTCACGAAGCTGATGCTCGCGACGCGGGGCCTTAAGGGGCAGGAGTTCTCCTACTCCTATGGCCGCAAGTACGAGGAATTGGAGCGGCGCAAATCGCAGTACACCGAGCCTCAACTTGTCATCTGGGAAGCTCCGGTCAGCGGCGCGTACTACGTGATTGGCGCGGACCCATGCGGCGGCGCGGGAACAGCGTCGAGCGACGAGGGCGTAATCGAGGTTCTGCGCTGCTATGGCGATGGCGTTGACCAGGTGGCCGAATTCCGGGTGGCGGGCATACCGGGATACTGCTTCGCGTGGGTGCTTGCCTCCCTCACGCAGGAATACCAGCCGTGTCTGGTTAACCTTGAGATCAACGGCGCCGGGATTGCCGTCGCTGACGAATTGTCGCGAATCGAGTTCTCTGGTTCGTACTACGTGTACCGGAGGATCGATTCCCTCGGATCTGGCGGTGCGCTGCACTGGCGCATGAACCAGGAGAATAAGCGCTGGATATTCGAGCAGATGCGAACGATGGTCGAGCGCGACATGATCGCCATACGTTCGCAGGAGGCGGTAGCGCAGATGCGCAAGATCGAGCAGGCGGGGATGTTCGTCGGCGGGGCGTCGAACGCGACGGGCGACGATTGCGTCGTCGGTCTTGCTTTGGCCATCGAAGCGTGGACCAAGAATTTCATGGAAATGCTGCGCGCCGAAGGGGTAAAGAGGCCCGTGCGCGACGAGCGCGGACGGGTGGAAGAACACGAGCCAAACATCCTTGGTGGCCAGATCGGCGCGATGCTAGAGGGCCTCGGAGTCAGGAGCAAGGAAAGCGGTCTTGAAACAGCCTACGGGGAACGTGTCTTCGAAGGCGCTGGATACGAGGAATTCTGATGCCTATTCCATATACGTTCGGAACCGAG